CGATTGCACCAGTTTCGGTTTCGAGTCCATCTTCTACCTGGCCTTCCAGGAAGTAATGAACGGGAACAAGTTTGGTGATTAGATTGGGATTGTCGTTATCGTAAAGAGAAGCCGAGGTAAGAGTTTCAGTTCTGAATGATGCCAAGTCTTCGTAGTCGGGAAAAAGAACTGGCGAGTCTGCAATCTTTTCAAAGATCATTGGGCTCTTACCAGCTATGGACGATGTTGGTATTTCCCTTACCCCTAAGACCAGTGCTTGGTGTTTAGTCTTCCATGAAGAGAATTTGACGAATAATCTAAGACAATTGGAGAATTGCTACCAGAAGGCTCGTTGAACTTGTAATACAAAATCAAGTCTTCTGATGCAAACACAGCCTTTTCCCGGTGCTGCTTTAATTGATTTTGAGTTCGTACTGAATGCCAAATTCGAAGCTCGTCAATAGCACCTGAGAACGTGGTTTCAGGTGTAAACATAACAGTTGGACCGAAAGATGACGTAATGGCACTTCCTGAACCAATAAGCAAATCTGCCGATTGTGCTACAATTGTTCCAAACTCAATTGGTTGTGAAGAGCTTGCAAAAAAGTTTTCATTCACATATCCAATAACCTTGTTGGTGTTTGGGCTTCTATCCCAGACCCAGGCAACATGATTCCATTTTCCCTTTTCAACTTCGAGTGTCACTTGGTCTGCAATTGTTCCAGAAAGAATATGAAAACTCACAGAGCCGGTAGAAGTTGAGGTCGAACCAGAAAGAGAAACATAGAAGCCTTGTTGGCTTAGAGAACTGTTTGGATTTACATGTTTGTCAATAATTGCCGACGCTGAATTTTCTTGAGTTGGTAGGTATACCCACATTTCAAGAGTCATGGAACTATCGGCTGGATTAATGGGTGATTGACCGGAACGGTTTGTTGATACAGTAGGAAATGCAGCACCAGCCACATCTTTTACGGTCACATAGGTACCGTCATCTATTGAACCGGTCAAGCTTGATCCAGAGAAGAATAGGTACCCAATGTTCTTGGGAAAGTTGTCGTAAACCCATTTCTCGAACCCAGTAAGATTAGCAAAGAAAAGTTCAAACTCCTCTCTTGTTCCGTCGAAAGGAAATTCGTTGAAAATTCTTTCGAATGCAACATTTGTTTTTACTTGTGCTGAGTTGAAGAAAGTGTGATTTTCAAAGTTAGACCAATCAATATTCAATTGCTGAGTATTTCGAAGTCCAGTTCCATCAACTGTATATTTGAAACTTGACGTTGAATTAATACTACTGTCAGCTAACGTGTTAGAGGACCGACCAAAATTTACCGAGTTGTTGGATGGACCTTGACGCATTCCACGCACAACAGTAGGCGTGAACAAACCTGGCTTGTTCAATCTTAGGTTTCTTGTATTGTCTCTTGGTCCAACCATTATGGGATTACCTTAAATCTAAATCCTCGATTCGTGATCGATAAATCTCGACCAATGTCAGTCACGCAAAGTAATTCAAATTCATACACTTCATTGACTGGTAGATCTCTAAAGTAAAAATCAAAGTACATTCCGTCTTTGTCGGTTGACATGCGAGTTGACGGGCTCCAAGGAATTACTATTTCTTTAGTGAAAGCTTTAATCACTCTCCAACGCATGTCTGGAACTATAACCGAATCAAGAACAACGGGAACTCGGTATCCAGGCAGTTCTTGATTGTAATCAGAGGCAAACACTCTTATTCTGTCAGTTTCTTGTGAGTTATACTCATCTTTCAGATTCGTCATGTTCACAACCAAATTGATGTCCATTGCATTTGTTGCCTGACCTTCAATTTTTCTCATCGTTACGCCATTTCTGGCATACTGGACTGTTTGGTCGAGACTTGTCCAAAACACATCAAAGTAGACCTCGCTTGCTCCAGATACAAACGATCTAACTTCTTGGTCTTCGATTGTTGAAAGATGGAAGGGAGCAAAGTAAATGCCAGTTTGAGGAATGGTTCCAAATGAAAACTGACTTCCGCTATACGAACGAGAAACATACAACAAACTTCTTGTCACGTAATTTATGCTGGCGCTATGTGACGGGCTCCAACTCGAAGTAACAAATTTAACACTTTTTGAGGAAATGAGAGTCATTATCAGGCTGTTGGAACCTGTAATTGCAGCACTCCCGGAAAATATGTTTACGTTTTGACCCCTTACTCGATTGTAAAGATACAGGCTCGAAGAGGTGTCGAAAAATGGTCTACTGCCTGGATCATTAATAATATCTCCATACTCTACAACCAATTCAGGTCGAAGATTTTTATTGAACACATGACGACTTCCAAATCTCTTTGCAAATCTGGTTACGGTATCCTCTTCTTCTGGCTGTGAGAAAGAAAGTCTAAACCCGTTATTTGGGATAATGCCAGCAAGGCTTGCAGATACGAGATGTGTTACATCGATTTTGAGATTTTCATCTCCTCTGGCAAACTTCTGAGAGGCGCCTAGACCTTGTATTCCAGTTCCAAGATTGCCAGATGTTATGACATCTACATCCTCCCCCAAAGAACCGGTAGCAGCCGCACCAGGCTGACTCCAAGTAACGACTGGAGAAAGAGATGCTGTAAGCCAGTTGGTTGCATCAAGATCACGAAACGCTACAACGTCGGTTCCTCTACCTTCATCAAATGATTTTGAAAGTGGAAGAAGTTCGACAGTAAAATTGGAAGGGGTAGTTTGGCCGCCATATACGTCTTTCAATACTACTGAAGCTCTGAAACTACCACTGGTAAAATCAAGAATGCTGCCAGTGAGTAACTGAAGTTCAGAATAATCAAACTGAACTAGCAATCTTGTTAGCTCTGTTATCGAACTTGTAACACCTGTAAGACGAGTTTCGTTATACAGCTTGAAAAGATCAAGTGTACCTGCTTGTCCAACATTTGAACCAAGTGAGCGACTACCAGCAATGTATTTGTTGGTAATATAAGCGTCTTTTGAAGCTGAGAGTATTCTGTACATTTATCACACCACGCTTCCAATTATATCAAAATCTTTGTATCTAAGTTCAAATATTGAACCAGGTGGTCCAAGAATAATACCTCTGTCCGTGTTTGCACCAACATCAAACTGGACATTTGAATATTCTCGTGGGTTAGAGTCACCAACTGTTCCGGTTATGTTTTTAATGTTGATTTCGTTTACAGTCAAAACACCTAGATTGTTGAAGATAATGTTTTGAATCTCAGCTGTAACGATCGGTTGATCAATTTCAAAGTTTTTGATATTGAAGAATTCTTTTAGTCGATTGACTACGTTCTGAAGAACCAAACTTGAATTAAATGTCGGGTTTACAACGATTGAAAATTCAATTTGAAAGTTGATAACTTGTGCGTCCAAAATATCAATAGCATCCGAAACAAGTCTGTACTCATTCAAGAATTTCTGTAGATTCAATTTGAGACTGTCGGGAGAAGTAATCAAACGGCTGTTATTATCTCTTGAAATAATAAACAAACGAGATGCCAACGGATTGTTTGGATCAGGTTGAATTGATGCTCTGAAGACTCGACCAAAGTTACTTGGCATTGTGTATACACGTGCCAACAAATCTTCCTTTGTAACAATGCGTCCCTGGCTTGCTTTGACAGCAGGAACTCGGAGCTTCAACTCATCGACCGATGGAGCGTCCTCGCCGCCCGAGGCGGGCTGAAAGTTTTGTGCGTCAAGGCTCTGCCGTACAAATTGTGAAGTGGCTGGAGGCGGGTTTTCTGGAAAACTGATGACAACAGAGTTGAAACCTCTAATCTGCCGTCGGCCAATGTTATGATTGAGCCCACCACCATATCTGTACTCAATCGTTACTGTTGTATTTGGAGCAATTACCCCAAGGGTCGTGGTTTGAAGTAATTTGCCTGGATTGATTGTAAACCTTGAAAAGGTTTTCTTCCCATAAAGAGGAACTGCAAACTCTGATGGGTCTGGGATGATATCATCGTCAGTAGATTCGGCTGAGCCGCCACCAAAAGTTAGGGTAGTTAGTCGAGATTCTAGTGCGGTCGTGGTGATGAAACGATAAGGAGCTGGGATTGGAACAATATTTTCATTAACGAGGTCGGAATCATCTGCACCATTTTTGATGGCTCTGAATACAGTGTCTTGAGTAAGGTGCTCGACTTCGTAATATTCATTTCCCAGGGAATCACGAACTGAAATGACTTCGGTTACATTTTCTTTGGTGAGAACATACCTCCTGAAAGGAACAAAGCCACCGACTGAGAACGAATCAGTCTGTCTAAATCCTGAGATACAAACACCAGGCAATGAAAGAATGAAAGTTGTAGGATTGTTCGAAGTATCCCTGTTTCCAACACTTACATCAGCAATGAGTTGTCCAGCATTGTTACGTTCTCTAAAGTCCAAATCTTCAGTTAGTTCAAACTGAGTTCCATTTTGGGCTCGGACAACTGTCCCTTGATGAAGAATTGGAAGTGCTTCTGGGTCTGGCTCTCTGGGGGTATTGATAGCTGGTACTTCAATGAGAAATGTTACGGTAACAACTGCTGGAGAAGCACCTACAATTGGCACACCCGCATTTCTGATGATTCTTTCAATGTTAACGTTTTCAACAGCTGTATCAATTGAAAGTTCATGAAATTGATGGTCTAAATAGAATGATTGAACATCGCCGGTGTAAGCTGCAAAATCGAGAAGAAGACCTCCTAAACTTGCTTCGGAGAAATCTCTTAGAACATCTGGAAAGTGTATACGTGCATAATCAAGCAAGTCAGCCTTCAGCGAATCGAAATCTTTGTTAAGATAGCGTCGCTGTCTTACTTGCTTTAGAATTTTGTCTTTGCTGCTTACTGGTGCCACTTATTTCTCCTTAGACGATGTACAAGTTTATTTCCAACACTTCCTCAGTTATGTTCAATTGACTTACAGAGTAAATAACGAAAAGTCTAATTTTTCCCGTGAACAGATTGTCTTCAAAGTCAGCTCTAGAATCAAAAGCCACTGGTGTAACAAAAGGCATCCATCGACTTATTGCAGTATTGATACGAACCATTGCCTCAGTGTCAAAATCGTCCTTGTTGGTATATTCGGTTAGCAATGGTCTCAGATTTGCTCCAAAGTTTGTTAGTGCAACTCTTTCGCCCCAATTTGTTAGTAATAGGTTGCGTAGATTATCCTTGATTTGTTCTCCAATGTCCGTGTGAACCTCAAACAGGGTCTTTCCACCGACTAACTCTAATGGTGTTTTAATTCCAATTGGTATAGTCGATCTGTTTCGTCGAAGGACGTTTGACCTTTGTTGTTGGGTGAGGACACCCACGTCTTTAAAACTACGTCTTGCCATCTTTGATAAGTATTACCAAGTAAAATTAGAGAGTTGATGTTCAGCTTGTTGGACCTGTTGGTCCTGTTGAACCAAGAGTAGTTACTCTTTCTTCCAGGTTGGCGACTCGTCCTTCGATATCACTGAGTCGCTGAAAAACGTATTGTTGTAAATACTCGAATATACGTTGTGCTTTCTTGGAAGCTTCACGTCGAACCCCTTCTTCAAGTTGTCTTCTAACTTGTGGCTCCAAGGAACTTCGACTAACAGACTCATCAATGATTTCATTGATAGCCTGTTGAAGTTTTTGCTGTAGAACTGCTTGTGTCATTTGTTATTCTCCAAAAATCTTTTCCGAAGCCGCTGCTTCGACAAAATCACTTGCTTCCTGGTTTCCCTGAGAAACTTTCTGTTCGGCTTCTTGTGATTTTGTTTGAATTTGAGTTCTATAAGGTGTAATGTTTGCTGTGGTCATTAGGTTTGGGTTACCAATAGCTGCAAGACTTGCTATGGGCGAATAAGGTGCAGCGATTGCTCCCTTGAATGCCGATTCCAAAGTGGTCACAATGTTAGCCATCGTAGAAAGGGTTTGATCATGCTGAGCTTGCAATGCAAGTCGCAATTCATCAATTTCTTGTTGGAGTCGATCATGCATGTTTCTATATTGAGACCATCTCACGAATGGTTCTCCACCTGGTGTTGCTGGATCGCCTGCTCCAGCAACGTCAGCAAGGCCCCTTCCTAGGATAATTTTAGGACCATCAATATGAACACCTTCCTTTGAAATAAACAAATGACAAAGGTCTTCTTCTGAGGTTCCCTCTCGCAAAATAAGAACCGTACCCTCTATTCCATTATCTTCGTCTTTTCTTGCTATAAGACGAATATGATCTGCCTTATTGACAATATAACTTTTGTTTGCAGTTTGAGCTTGGTCTTCGCCAGGTTGAACAATTTTGTTCTTATTGTCTCCCTCTGGAAGCGAGTTTTCAGTGAAGTCAATTTCTGTTATCCCAAAGTTGATGTCCGCATTCGATTGCATTGAAATGTAAATTCTTGCTGCATCACGAATGAAATCAGGATCACCTTCTATTGGATTGTCGTCTAGTCGAGAAGAACCACCATTGTTCAAATAAGGTGTTTTATATGTTTCCCTGTTGCCACGTTCGTTTTCAATGACAAACGGAGCCGTGTTCCCATCAAACAACTCAGATGGATCTTGATTACTTTCCGGTAAGTATCGGCCTCTGCCGGTTACAATGTCAATTGTACCTGCCTGCCCTTTCGCATCTGGTTCTTCTTCTACAAGTGCGCCAAGAGGGCCACCCTTTCGGTCTTCACCAAGACAAATTAAGGTATTGTTGGAACCTTGCAGAATCAACTCTTGAGGTCTTTTTCGCCATCTAGGAACAGGTTCTGGCGTAACAACCGTTCCTCCTTCTGGAAAATCAAAGTCTCGGATTCCATCAATCAGATTTTGATACGCAGAAGCTTGTTGAATTATTCTCTCAAACGGTCGTTCGCCTGAGCCTGACGGGGGCAGCGTATACGTTTCTGGTGTGTTTCCACCATTTGGGAAACCTGGCGCTGGTTGATCAGCGCCTCGTGCATCTCTCTGAGAGGTAGTGAAATTTCCTGGATTGTTGAATGGTTGATACCGACGGTCGTAATGAGTGTAATTCGCATCTTCTACCGTTCGTTCCATACTTGTTCTGGTAATCCAGTATCCTACTTGCTGTCCACTGCCGGCAAAATCGTTGTATATGACCTCGACAGTTTCGCCTGGTTGAATTGGCAACATGAAATGAGAAGAAAAGAACGGAAACAAGATGGTGTTTGTTCTAGGAACGGTTCCCTGAGCATCGCTGGTCATTCTGGCGATGATAGAGTTAACCGGCATCACATCGGCGAATCTGGGATTGTTTACTGTTCGACGAATGCTTGTAAGCTGCTCGGTTGTGAGTAAATTCGGATCCATAATGACGTCAACAACAACCGCCCTTTGAATTGTTGGTGTTTGTCCAAATGACCGTGCATTATGAATATCTTGACCAATCTGATTGGCTACGCCAGCACCAGACAATCTTCGTGAAACTAAACCGCCACCTGTTCTTACCATATCAGTAGGTATATTTTAGGTGACTTTTCGAGAATTGGACTATTCTAGAACTTCAGATAAAATGCTTTTAATTAAGCCATTTATGACCGATTCAACCATGGGATTGTTGACAACTTCATCGCTATTCCAAAGTTCTCGTATGCCATCTACATCACCGGATTCAAAGAACAGCTCTCGTGCAGCGAAATATTTTTCATTATCTTCCCCAGGAACCCAGGGTTCGAAATCTTCGGGCATTCTAGTCCAATCCCCAAGATCGTTGAAAGCTGGATGTAAAGGAATTTGCAACAGATCAGTTTCTGGATCTTGCGGGATGGAGTCAGTAAGCATTTTTTTTGCTACTGATGGAACAGTTAGCTTTATCACTCTTATAGGAAGTTTTGGCAGATGCCACATTACTTCCTCCGGAACAGCGAAGTCCGGCAGATAATCAGTCTCGAATATTACAACAGCATTTCTCGATTTTGCTCGACCAAGACTTGACATTTGAACACTTGGAACAAAAGCAGAGCCTTCTACAACGGCAAACACCGCACCTTTTGGTCCATAACTGCTTTGCCAAAGCTCACCGGATTCACTTATTGCTTTGGCACCTTCAAGGTCAGTGAAATGTAGATACTTTTGTCCCATTTTAGCCTTTTGTTGTTTCTTACCGATAATTACTGTTCATGAGCAACAATAAGAAAACTGAAGAAGACTTGGTTGACGAATTTGAGGCACTCCTTTCCGAATCCAAGCCTGAGCCTGTTGAAAAATATCAACACACTCCTCAATCCTTTGATCCGCAAATACCTGAAACCGATTTCAGACCAACTCCAACAAGAGAATTGGATCAGAAAATTGATAGACAACTGAAGGATTTCAGCGCACTGCTTGATTCTCTTTCGTCATTGGAAGAGAAAAAGAAGAGTCTTTGGAAACAAATTTATGAAAATGCGGTAACTGACCGAAAGAATGCTTATATTCTTTTTGGTGATTTATACAAAGACGTACACAACAATCCAAACGAGCATGCAATCCATGGTCCCACTCTTGCGAAGTATCTCGAAAGAATGGAAAAGTCCAATCAACAACTCATCAAGCTCGCTGAAATGATAGATGACGTCGTTGAAGATGAAGAAGACTTACTGGCAGACGAAGAAGCTATTTACGAAAAGATTCAAAAGGGAAAGTGATCCATGGTCAATATTCTAAAGTTGCTCATCCAAGAAGAGGTCGCAAAGGCATTCAAGCTTCTAACTGAAGGAATAGTTCATATCGACAAGTTAAAGGCTGAAGAGCTTTTGGATTTCCTCAAAAATTGGAATTTGGACAAGGCTAAATTCCATGTGTCTGAAAAGATGGAAGGCAACTACATGGCGCTTGGTGTCAATGCAGGACAATTCTATCTTAGAAGCAAGAACAGGGTTTTTAATTCTGTTGAAGAAGTACCAAATATCTTCTTCATGAATGACTTCAAGAAATACTTTCAGCTTCTTCAAAACATCCCATGGAACGACATATTCTCTGCCATGGCTGATAAATGGGGATTTGAATTTGATGGCACATTAGAGATTGAAGGAGAAGCAATTCCTGCTTTTGATCACAATATTGTTGTCTATGATGAAGCTAAAATAGGGGATGGAATTTTTGTCATCTTCAATACCAAATCTTCTTCCGGCAAGGATAAAGCAGGACGGCTTCACAATCCTGAAATGTGGATTGATTTAGCAAGAGAAATAAACAAGTACAGTTCGGTAAAGTTTTTTTCCGTACCTGAAGTAGATCTAAGTGATTTGGAGTTCAACAACGACCTAATCGTTGATCTGGAAGCGTTGATTGAAGAACATGGAAACTTCCTTGCAAAACCAGCAAGAACCCAAGCAGCAAAAGAACTAAAAACCAAGCTGCTGGAAAAGATTGCAGAGCTTGGTCAGGCGGTAAAACAACAAGCTCTCCAACATCCAGTTCAAAGCAAATTTGGACCAGAGGTTGAAGGCGTTGTTATCTCTGGTCCAGATGGCAAGCTGGTTAAAATCGTTGATACAGCCAAGTTTACTGCAAGAAAGGAAACCAACTGGCATTTTATTAATCAGCTTATCAATGCTGAGCGTGACTTCAAAAAGCGGATTAAAGAAAATCCGCAAGATCTTGAACTTCATCTCAATGAGTGGCAAGAAGAAGTCGAAGACATCCAAACAGACTTTAATGAAAATGCTCACGATTACATAACAATTAATAAGAAGATTGAAGATACTCAAAATGGAATTGATTACGCTCTTGGCTTAATCAAGATTATGAAATCTAGACTGGAAGCAGGAGACTCTCCAGAGAGTGTTGTTGATGATTTCAACAACAAAAAAATCATTCCCGAAGCAGCTTTTGCTTTGGCTGAGGCAGTTGTTGTTTCTGAAAGTGATTTAAACGAAGGTGGTAACGTCTTTACGGACATGAATTCAGTTGTTCCAAAACCCCTGCTTGAGCCAAGCATTGAAAATGCGCTAGCACTTGCAGGTCTTAAAGGAATTCGTTTTGAAATCGTTGGTAACAAGATGAAGCCATTCTTTAATGACATCGACATCGCAGTTGACTCTGAAGATTTGATAAAACACCTTGATCTAACACCGACTGAGCAAGATTTTTGGGACGAGCTAAATGATCACCTAGCTCGAAGTAAAGTTTCCAAATATTCACTGATTAAAGGTCTAAAACAGTTCCATATTTTGGTGCCATTGATTGACAGTTCGGGCAAACAAGTTAGAGTATTCTTACCTGACGGTAGCAGAGGTGATGAACCAGCAATGATCCAAGTTGATGTGTTTGTTGGCAATTTGGGATGGATGCGAGACATCAATTCTGGCGCTCCAGAAGCGAGCAAATATAAAGCTTCCTACAGAAACATGTTGCTTGCCTCCATTGCATCTGTAGTTCGTTGGGACGTAGGACCCGATGGAGACAATGAATACTATCGTTACGTTATGAATTTCAGAGATGGACTGAAACGACAGCAAATAAGAGTTGTGCCTCCATCTGGTCGGCAAAAGAAGCCGCAACTAGAAAAGTTGGCAGATGAAGTTATCACTTCAAACCCGGATGATTTGGCTAAGATATTGTTTGGTAATGGAGTGAAATGGTCGGACATGAACTCGTTTGAAGAACTTTACAATCTTCTTACTGGACCCAAGTTTAGATTTGGTGAGTTTTTGCCCCAAATTCTTGATGAGTTTAAAACAAGCTTGGTAAAACGTGGTATGAACGTTCCAGCTGAGATGGCCGCCTAACAATTAGTAGCGCCTAGTAGGTCCCTTTGGGCTATAATATTCGTCCCAGACTGTTTGCGTTAATCCATAGTCAACCAGAACTGGTACTTCTTTTCCGTCTCGGTTGACAATCCCCCAAGAACTAATTCTTCCTATGTCGCCTGCTGGCATATCAAAGTCAGCCATCATCGTAACGACATTATTAAACAGTTCTGATTCCTCTATCTCTTCAAAATCAGATGGAACTGGTCGCTTCATCCATTTCGCACCACCACGTCTTTCGGTCATGAAATTATGAAGAGTGTTAGCCCAGTCTTCGAAGTTCCACCCAGTTAGTCTTTTCCAGTCAGACTTGGTCATTTTTCTTGCTCGCTCAGCCTCAATATAGAGATAATCGTCTGAATCATAGTCTTTTACCTCTGCAATGTTTTCATATCCAATTCTTGAGACATCAGCTTCAATTTCGTTTTGTGCTTGACCCTTTTTGTTGTTTGCAATTTTAACCACAGTGTTTGGGTCAACTGCAAAAACAATTCGTGCTGACCCGCCGCCAAGTCGTCCTAAATGCTCTCTGGCATAGGTTGCCCGTTTCTTAAAACTTGGAAGCGACTTGAAAGTTTCAAGACTAAATCCTTCTGGATAATCAGCTTCGTCAAGCCACGCTTCGTATAATGGCTTACTATCTTCTTGCATCTCTTCGAGAGCTTCAGACACTAGCCAACTTATCATTTCTTGAAGTTCGGTTTCGGAAATTTGTTCAGAGGTTTCCAGTTCTTCATTATCGAACAGCAACAACTTTTTTTCGCCACCGACCGTAACAACCTTTTTGTTGTCGGCTTGATGTTCTTTTGTGTGTTTGGTATCCCTATCAATCATTGTTTACCTGCTTCACATCGTGATTATCTAAAAGCTCTTTTATTTCGCCAATCCTTGGCTGAATCGTTGTCAAAAATTCGAATCATCAAGTTGACATACGGCCTAGGATCGCCTCCATCACGTGACACCACGTCTTCAACAGCCGACAAAAGCTTGTGAGTTGCTGGATACGCACTGTAAGGTTCGAGTATGGGTCTCATCGTATAAACCACCTCATCAGCATGGTAACCGTAAGGGTGGATAGAATCGCCTTCATAAAGATTTGCTATTTCATCCACCGTTACTTTGGCTATGTGTTCCCACATACCACCTGCTGATTCTTCAGGCTCTACTTCAACTTCATCAAAACCAATTTCACTCATGGTCTCAACTGCTAATGCAGAGACCAATTGTTCCATTGTATAACCCATGGGATCCGAACCAAACATGTGGTTAAATATTCAGAGATTTTCATTATGAAATTGAATCTCGAAACGGTAAGGAGGTCGTAATACAAACCTCATATAAATCTCGTCAAGAGTTTCCGACGGAAACTGCTTCTGAATCATTTTTACTTGCTCAGCAGTCCAACGATAAATGTCGGACATTTGATATGGTTCAGGCTGCTTTATTAATTCCCTAACGTCAATAGCTTCATGTAGCCCGATCATTCTACCAAACAGTATTTTACAAATTTGATTGGCTTTTCTTATTGAAAAAAATGGGCCAAAGGTGTATCGGTATGCATCAGCAATTTGTGTGGTTTGTTTACTAAACAATATACTTTGATGCTGTGATGGACCATCTTCTTGTGTTCTTTGAATAACCTGATCTATCTCGTGTTGAGTTGGTTCCCTGAGAAAAAGTCTCAACCAAACTTTGTTGATATCTTCAACACGATTATCCTTCATGTACTCATAAGCTTCTTCAGTTTCGAGTTCTACAAGGAAAGGATCTCTTTTTACAAGCGGGATCGACATCTTAAGTTCTAAGATAAGTAGGCTTTGTTCAGTTGAACTCGACACCACTAAAGGTAAACAAGACAATACACTCCATTAATTCGCTTGTGTTGTAATCTGGGGAGGTAAATTTAACAGACATAACCTTTACACCATTAAAGGTCCATTCATCTGTAACAGTTCCAACTGGATCAAGAAATTTAACAATGCAATTTGCCAGACCCTCTTTGGCCTGCTTCCTAATAACCGCTTGTATTTGTTTTTCAGTCGATGGCATCACTGGACAGTGAAGGTACAATTTAGCTGGCATATTTGAATGCAACACTCCATTGTTAGGTCTTAGTGTTGGAAGCTCAATCTTTTTCACTATATAACTGTCTATTCCATCAAAATCAACAATAAAGCGATGTCTTTGTTTCGGCTGAAATTGATTGGGCATTAGCTGTGATTGTGGTATTTGTTTTCCGATGTTGCTCATTTTCTTTACTTTCTGGCTATAAGTACAGCAAATGGCAAAATTTCGGAATCGCATTTTTAGGATTGACAACCGAGTCGCCATGTGCGAATATCCTAATATGCCTTGGGACCATGAAGACAAGACGCTAGATGGGGTCGTAATTTTCAAGCCCGGAACGCTTGTTCAGGCTTCATTGACAGAGCACATGCTTATAGATGCAGAAAAGCCGGTCATTGATCCAAGCAAGTGGATTAAGACCGACTTTTACGTTGCTGAATATGGCGCAAATCCGATTGTTATGGTACTAGACCTAGACCCGCTGGAGAACTACTATCAGATTGCGTTGGGTGAGAAGAAGTTTTGGTACCCTCTAAAATTTATCTCAAAACCAAAGATTGAATAAATCAGGCTGGTGGACGTCCCCGACCAATACCCATTCCTCGTCCGCCCATGTCTAGGACATCCCTACCCATCTGTCTGAGTCTTTGCCCTGGGCCCATCATAAAGGACTTCTGAGCCTGTTCAATATCCTGGGCCTCTCTGCCTGCGGAATAAACTCCAGAGCCTCTTGGGACCGCCTGGAAGAGCTTATCAGCAGCATCACTCAATGACTGAGAAAGATTCTGCAACGTGTAAGCTGCGGCAGCAAAAGGTTTGCTAATTTGTTCCTTGGTTTTTGGATCAAGGTCTGCCACCTTTTGTAGCTCGAATAGATCGTGAAGTCTGTCAACGTAGTTGTTGAGTGCTTTTTCAACCGAAGCAACATCGGTAAGCTTTGCCTGAGCTAGTTGTTTTCTGGCAGCCTCAGCCTCACCAGCTACCTTCATGATGACTTTCACATCTTTTGCTTGTGCCTGAGCCTTTGCTTTAGTTTCTTTTTCTTGACCCATCTTTTCAAGGTCTGCAACACCAAGCTTTTTGAATGGACCAAAGAATTCAAGCAGTTGTTTCCTGCTTTTAAGATCCTTGTGTTCCTTCAAATATGGAAGGTTGTGCAAGCACACCATGGCATAGTGTGCTGTTTTTTTCTGCTCAAAAGCGATTTTGGTCGATTGTTCCTGAACCGACTCTTTAATCATTTTGCGAAGCTGTGATTTCTTGATCTTCATTGTGTTCTCCGGAGATAGCATTAAATAGCAAATGGCCAAGCTTTGTTCATTAAGCTACTGTTTTTTTGCGAGCAGCAGCTGGAACCGGTGGAGGTGTTGCGGGTACCCTTGGTGGCGTCGGTGGGACTGATGCACGCCCACGTTGTGCTTCATATTCTTTGAATGTGGTGACGAATGCACTATTCAAGTTCGTTAGATAGCTGCGTAGCTTGCCAATTTGTTGACCAAGTGCCTTCATTTCATTTCTAAAAACCGAAACTGTAGGAACCGTTTCGGCAGTAGCAAGCATTTTACGACCCTCTTCGGCCATTTTTCTCATTTCGCTAACTGAGTTGTAGATATCCTTCATTAAATTTCTACGACCTTCCGGCGTATCTGGGCTCATATTTTGTTCGGTAACTGGACCAGATGAACCCAACCCCAATAATGAAGCAACTTTCGAATACGCCGAAACAAGACTTACCATATCCTTTTCTTGGAGACTCTTCAAATTATCAAACATTTGAATGAGGTATTCTTTAAATTCTTGTCGATTGTCAGACTGCATTGCATTGACGCACATTTTTTGAATAATTTGCAATCTAGTTTGAACGCTTCCATAAGCTGGACTTACCATTTCCACGAGATTTTCTCGACCCTCTGGTGTGTTGGGATCGGTAGAGGTGGATGCTGGTTGTTGTTGCTGCTTGAACTTATCTCTAAGTCGGCGCTTTCTTTCGGCAGGAGTTTCTTCTTGTTCGTTTAGCACTTCAAGAAGCATTTCCTTAATCATCATTCTGAGTTCGCTCTTTCGAACCTTCATAGTAGACTCCAGTTGTGGTTATAAGTAGCAATTTGGTTCGAGTGTTTCACAATATACATTTTTCAAATGAGGAATTATCCTCCAAAAGAGGACCTTTGGTCCTCTTTTGCTAGTTAAGCAAATGATGGTTATCGAAATATCAATTGGTTTTCTTTTGTTTTGTGTTGGTTTCCTTCTTGGGAGGGTCAATTTACTGCAAAAGACAATACAACAAAGAGATTATAGGGTAATTCAAACTACCGAACCAAAAAATCTAACAAAACACAACAAAACAATCGATTCTGAAGCTGATACACCAATGGTAAATCTTCCCAAGATTAGTATCGACGAGAGTAAATTCGTAACAGAAGTAAAAACAGACTCTTTTCAAAAGGACTTTAAAGATCTGGGTGAAAAAACTGTCTCGGAAGACAATATCAGTTCATCAGTAACAAAACTAAGTCAATTGAAAAGAAATAAGGAGTAAACAATATGGCCCGTGGTCTAGACGTCGGAACCTCATTCATCATTCTTTCCCAACACGGAAAAGATGGCACAGTTGAGTATAAAGAAATTCGTGATGCATTTTATGTGATTAAACCCACAACCCCAATTGCCACAAAAATGATCGAAAAGGGTTTGAGTGGAAAAACTTTTGTCAAAGACGCAGATGGGTCTTTCGTTATCCTAGGACAGGACGCAATTGAAAAAGCAGTCGAGCGAAACGACAGTGCTAAACGTCCAATGTATCGGGGAGTTGTTTCTTCTAAAGAAAAAGATGCTCGACGAGTTCTTGCTTTCATTCTTCAGGAAGTAGCTGGAAAAGCAAAGAAGAAGGGTGAAAAACTGGTTTTTTGCGTTCCTGCACAGCCAGTTGACCAAGAAGATGATGAATTTGATGTAGGATATCACGAAGATGTGGTTACCAAAATACTTGCTGAGCAAGGCTATGACTGCCGGGCTATCAATGAAGCAGAAGCACTCTGTTATTCTGAACTAGAGAAGGACGACTATACCGGCGTAGCACTTTCTTGGGGCGCTGGAATGGTAAACTGTTGGTTATGTTGAATGGTGAACCAGTTCTTACTTTCTCCACGACTCGCTCGGGCGATTGGATTGATCGTATGGCAGCAGTTG